CAACAGCTCCAGGTGAAGATGGAGACCCAAATCAAACAAATAACTTAGGTGCATCTTTCTTTTTCGTAGTAGAAACAGCAGCTACTGATATGGATATACTTACAGATGGTACAGATAAATTTGTAGGTGGTTTATATACAGGTGTTGATGATGCTACAGGTAAAACATTTATTTCTGGTGCATCTAATGATGTCATTACATTAAATGGCTCAACTAAAGGTGGATTAGCAGGTAGTATTATTAAGGTAACTGCAATGGGTAGTGCTAAATACGCTGTAGAAGGAATCATTTTAGGTTCAGGCACTTTAGTAACTCCATTTGCTGACGCTTAATAGGAGATAACTATGGCTGATGCAGTAACAACACAAACCATAATAGATGGTGAAAGAAATTGCGTTATGAAATTTACCAATGTCAGCGATGGCACAGGAGAATCAGCAGTAGCTAAGGTAGATGTATCTGCCTTAGCTTCTAACTCAGCAGGTACAGCTTGTTCTGAAGTTAGAGTAATGCGTATTAGCCATGCTATCGTAGGTATGTCTGTCCAATTATTTTTAGATGCTACAAGCAATGTTCTTTTAATGGAACTAGCTGAAAGTAGTAATGGACATATGGATTTTAAAGATTTTGGTGGATTACCAAATAATGCAGGTAGTGGTAAAACAGGAGACATTCTTATTACTACTAAAGGACACTCTTCAGGAGATACTTATTCTATCGTTTTAGAGATGATTAAAGTATATTCTGATTAACTAGGATTTATTATGGCAAATTATATAATTTCAGAAACTGGACAATTTCCACCTCAATATAAAGTTTTAGAAGCTTCAGATGATGGTATATGGAGACCTATATTTGGTCCTGACCCAGACTTAGAAGATGCACAACGCAAGTGTGATGAAATGAATGGTGTTAGAGCTAGAGATGACAAAGGTCATTATGTAGCTGATGACCCATCAACACCTGATGTTAATGAAGCTTATGTTGGTGGTAAAAAACCAAAAAAGAAAATAACTAAAAAACCCGCAGCTAAAAAAAAGGCTAGACCTAAAAAAGCTGCATCTAAATAAAGGAATAAATTATGGCAGGTAAAGAACCAAAAGGTAAAATGGCTGGAGGTAAAAGAACCAAAGGCGGAATGGCTGGAGGTAAGCGTACTAAAGGCGGTATGGCTGGAGGTAGAAAAACTAAAGGCGGTATGGCTGGTGGTAGGCAACCTAGAATGGTTGAATCTGGAGTTCAACAAAACAAAGAATTTGTTAAAAGAACTTTTGGCGTTGGCGGCAATACAAGAATGACTAATGATAAACCAATGGAAAATCAAGGATTCCGTGGTGGTAGATTTATTAGAAGAAAAGTATTAGGTCTGGCTGGTGGCAAAAAAACCAAAGGTGGCATGATGGGTGGTAAAAGAACTAAAGGTTATGCCAGAGGTGGTAAGTCTTAACTTGTAATTATGCCTATGAGAAAACAGGCTAAAATGCCTCCTAGAAATAAAAAGAACTTTCGTTCTACTAAATCTGGTGCTGGTATGACTAAAGCTGGTGTAAAAGCTTATAGGCGTTTAAATCCTGGTTCTAAGTTAAAAACAGCAGTAACAGGTAAAGTAAAAAAAGGTAGTAAGGCTGCAAAACGCAGAAAATCTTACTGTGCAAGGTCTTTAGGACAACTTAAACGCAGTTCAGCTAAAACTAGAAACGACCCTAATTCAAGAATTAGACAAGCTCGTAGAAGGTGGAAGTGTTAATTGAGAAAACGTAGAGACCCTAAAGTAGGAACAGGAAAAAAACCCAAAGGTAGTGGGAGGAGATTATATACTGATGAAAATCCAAAAGACACTGTTAGCATTGCTTTCAGAACTCCAGCAGATGCTCGTAGAACTGTGGCTAAAGTTAAAAGAATTAACAAACCTTTTGCTAGAAAAATCCAAATCCTTACTGTGTTGGAACAAAGAGCAAAAGTCGCAGGTAAAACAGAACAAGCAAGAATCGCTAAAAAAGGCAAAGAAGCAATAAGAAAAAAACAAGGTAAATAATGGCAACAAGTGGAACAACAACATTTACACTAGATTTAAGTGATATCATGGAAGAAGCTTATGATATATGTGGTAGTGAATTGCGTTCTGGTTATGATTATAAAGGAGCTAAAAGAGCACTAAATCTTATTTTTTTAGAGTGGCAAAACAAAGGTTTAAATCTTTGGAAAATAGAACAAGCTACACAAACACTTACTGCTGGTACAAATACATATACTTTAGAATCTAGTGCTTTAGAAGTTATTGATGCTTTTATTAGAACTGATGCAGGTGATACAAATAATCAGTTTGACCAAAGATTAAATAGAATATCAAGAACACAGTATAATCATCAAGCTAGTAAATTATTACAATCTAAACCAACACAATTTTTTATTGATAAAGGCACAAGCTCTAATAGTATTGTATTATGGGCAACACCTGACTCTGCTGAAACATATACTTTAGTATATGATTATATTCAAAGAATTGAAGATGCAGGAAATGTTGCTAGTAATAATGCAGATGTTCCTAGTAAATATTTACCATGCTTAACTTATGCACTTGCATATAATTTAGCTTCTAAAATACCTGAAGCAGTAAATAGAGTTCCAATGATTAAACAAAGATATGATGAACTTTGGAATGATGTTAGTGATGCCGATAGAGAAAGAGCATCTGTTAAATTTGTTCCTGATATAAATAGTTACAGATGACATATGCTGTAGGAAAAAAAGCTCTAGGTAATTGTGATAGATGTGGATTTACATATAAATTAAAAGATTTAAAGTATGAAACAGAAGATAGTATTCATAATGGATTAAGAGTATGTTCTGATTGTTTTGATGTTGACCATCCACAATTAAAAATAGGTGAAATAGATTCATCAGATAATATAGCATTATTTAATCCAAGACCTGATAGAGGTAGAAAATCATCTACTGAATACTTTGGTTTTAATCCAGTATCAAGCACAGGTTTAGTTTTAAGAACAGAAATAGGAAAAGTTAAAGTGAGTACAGAATAATGGCTTGGACATTTACAACATTAAAAACAGCAATACAAGATTATACTAATAATACAGAAACTACTTTTGTAAATAATTTAGATGAATTTATAGTTAATACAGAAGATAGAATACAAAAGCTTGTATCTTTACCAGTATTTATTAAAAATGTTGAAGGTACTTTAACTTCAGGTAATCAATATTTATCAACCCCAACAGATTTTTTATCATCTAATTCTTTAGCAATAGACAATAGTGGTTATGAATATTTATTATTTAAAGATGTATCTTTTATAAGAGAAGCTTATCCTGATAGTTCTACAACAGGAATACCTAAATATTATGCAAGATTTGATGAAGATAGTTTTATTGTTGCACCAACACCTAATGCTAATTTTACTGCAGAATTACACTACGAATATCGACCAACATCAATAACAACAAGTGGAGATGGAACAAGTTATTTAGGCACTAATGCACCAGATTGTTTATTATATGGCTCTTTGGTAGAAGCTTATACTTTTATGAAAGGAGAACCAGACATTATGGTTAATTATGAAAAAAGATTTCAAGAAGCAATTAGTAGACTTAAAGTATTTGGAGAGGGTAAAAATACAAAAGATAATTACAGAACTGGTCCTGTAAGACAACAGGTAACATAATGTTTAGTTTAGATGTAACAAGTAATGTTGGTGACATATCAGTTAAAACTACTAATAATAAAGGTTTAAGTCCTGAATATTGGACTGAAAGAATTATAGATAGATTAATATCTATTAGTGATAATGCTGACCCTATGGTTAAAGCACAAGCACAAGCATTTAAAGATAGTATGACACAAGTTGTACTTTTATATTTAAAACAAGCTATAGCTAGTGATAGAGCTACTGTAGCAGGATTATTAGAAAAACAAGGTCATAAAGATATGGCTGATATTATAAGGAGACTTTAATGGCAATTTCACAAGCAATGTGTACTTCATTTAAACAAGAATTATTAGAAGGTGTACATAATTTTAAAAATAGTGGTGGTAGTACTTTTCAATTAGCACTATATACAAGTTCTGCATCATTAGGTGCAAGTACAACTGCATATACAACTTCTAATGAAGTTAGTGGTACAGGTTACACAGCTAAAGGTGGTACTCTAACTAGAGTTGACCCTTCAACTTCAGGCACAACCGCTTTAACAGATTTTGCAGATTTAACATTTAGTACAGCTACTATAACTGCTAATGGAGCTTTAATATTTAATGATAGTGCATCAGGAGACCCTGCTGTTGCTGTATTAGCATTTGGTGGTGATAAAACTTCTACAGCAGGAGACTTTACTATTCAATTTCCAACAGCAGATGCTTCCAACGCTATTATAAGAATAGCTTAATAAATGTCAGCAGGTTGGGGTCGTGCTGGTTGGGGTATTGGTCCTTGGGGTCAACCTGCAGTAACTTTAGTAGAAGTTACAGGAGTTGCAGGAACATCTGCACTTGGTAATGAAACAGTAATAGCTAAAGCTTTAGTTAGTGTAACTGGAGTTAGTGCTACATCAGCACTTGGTAGCGAAACTGTTATTGCTACAGCTAATATATCTGCTACAGGTAATGCAGGAACATCTGGATTAGGTGATGAAACTGTATTAGCTGCTGCTAATATTTCAACATCAGGTAATGTAGGTACATCAGCACTTGGTAATGCTATAACAGCAGGTGCAGCAGTAACAGGTGTATCAGGAGAAGCTAGTGTAGGAACTCTTGGTGATGAATCAGTTTCTGCAGGAGCTACAGTATCACCAACAGGATTATCTGCAACAAGTTCTTTAGGAAGTGTAAGTTTAGTTACTAATAATATACTTTCTATTACAGGATTTGAAAACACAATAAGTTTAGGAAATATAAGTGTTGTAATTAGTCAGAATATTGATGTAACTGGAGTATTAGGTACAGGAAAAATACAAGGTGTTAATATTTGGACTATAATTAATGATTCACAAACACCAAACTATAGTAATATATCAACAACACAAACAGCAAATTATTCAGAAATATCTGCTTCACAAACACCAGATTGGAATGAAGTAGCTTAATATAAATAAAAAGAGGAATACACAATGGCAAGTTCATATGTAAATGATTTAAGATTAAATGAAATGGCTACTGGCGATGCTAGTGGAACATGGGGTGAAACTACAAATACTAATCTTGAGTTAATAGCAGAAGCTTTTAGTTATGGCACAGAAGCCATTACAACTAATGCTGATACACATACAACTACAATAGCAGATGGAGCAACAGACCCAGGAAGGTCTATGTTTTTAAAATATACAGGTACATTAGATTCTACTTGTACTATAACTATTGGACCAAATACAGTTTCTAAATTATGGATTATAGAAAATGGAACATCTGGTTCTCAATCTATAATTATTAAACAAGGTAGTGGTGCTACAGTAACAATACCTAGTGGTAAAACTAAAGTAATTTATTCTGATGGTGCAGGTTCAGGTGGAGCAATGGTTGATGCTTTTGCTTCTTTAAATTTACAAACAAGTGGCATCATTGAAAGCAGTTCTTCCATACAAACCCCCCTAATAGAATTTACTGATGGAGATGATGCCATGACCATAGCTGATGGCGGACAAGTAACATTTGCACAAAATATAATAGGAACACTTGGTACAGCAGCACAAGCAAATATTACAAGTCTTGGAACTCTTACAGGATTAACAGTTAATGGAGATGTAACACTTACAGGTAGCAGTAATAATATTGTTTTTGACCAATCAGATGATTGTTTAGAATTTGCAGACAATGCCAAAGCTAAGTTTGGTGCTAGTGATGATTTACAAATTTACCACGATGGCTCAAATTCAAGAATACAAGAAGGTGGAACAGGTAGTCTTTTAGTAAGAGGTAGTAATTTACAATTACAAGATTCAGATGGTTTTGATTATATGACTTGTACAGATGGTGGCGATGGTGGAACTGTAGCTTTAAAACATTTAGGCTCAACAGTTTTAAGTACAGCTAGTGGTGGTATAACTGTAACAAGTGCAATAAATGATTTAACTATAGCAGCAGGTAACATACAAACAAATACAAGTAATAACTTATCTATTAACACACCTAACTCAGTAAGAATTAATATTGATTCTAATGATAGTGCAACAGACCAAGTATTTGTAATAGGAAAAAATCAAACAGGTGTTGATGCAAGTAATGATGTTTTATTTAAAATTGGAGAAGATGGTAAGGCTGGTATTGGTGTTGGTGCACCAAACGCAACTCTTCATGTAGGTTCTAGTAATGCTACAGGTGATGCAACCAATCCAGCTATTCAAATAGGTGGTTCTTCTAGTTATCGTCTAGGAATGTATACAACTGCTGAAGGTGCAGTTATAGATAATAATAATGGTGATGATGGTATAAGTTTCTTTACCAAAACAAATGGCGAAATGATGCGATTACAGGCAGATGGTGTTGCTCATATTACAAGTGCAGGAGCACCTATTGCACCATCAATAAAACATGGTGGTGCTACGGGCGATGTATCAAAGTTAAGATTAATTAACAGGGCTGGTCAAGGTTCTAATAAAGGTGGATTATTAGAGCTTGGTGGTGTTACAAATGATGGCGTATCAAGGTCAGATGTTTTTGCAAGTCTTGCAGGTTTAAAAGACAATGCAACTTCAGGCAACAAAGCAGGTTATATGCAATTTTCGACTTCAAATGGTTCTTCATTGGATGAAAAAATGAGATTGGATAGTAATGGCAACTTGTTAGTAGGAAATACATCATCAGGTGGTTCAGGTAAATGTCAGGCTGATGTTGGCTTTGATGCTATGGATGGTTCTAATACTGTATCAATCTCAATAAGAAATTATTCTTCTGGAGCTAATTCTGGACAAATAATGGTTGACCCTGATGGACAGGGTACTGATAGCGTAATGTACTTTAATGTTGATGGCGTAACACCCTCTAAATTGAAGCTAGATTCTGCTGGTAGATTTAATATTGACCAAGTAGATACAAGGTTTGGAACTGGTGCGTTAAATATTACGGGTGAAGTTGGTGCCTCTTTTAACGCAGTACAATTTAGACATAATGCAAGTACCATAGTAGGAACTATTGTTACAGGTTCGTCATCTACTACATATAACACATCTTCAGACTACAGATTAAAAGAAAACGTAGATTATAATTGGGATGCTACAACTAGATTAAAACAATTAAAACCAGCAAGATTTAATTGGATATCTGATGAAACAAATACATTGGTTGATGGATTTTTAGCTCACGAAGTACAAAACATAGTTCCTGCAGCTATTACTGGTGAAAAAGATGCGATGATGGATGAGAAGTATGAAATTACTCCAGCAGTATTAGGTGCTGATGGTAGTATTGTTACTGAAGCTGTCATGGGTACACATTCTGTACCTGATTATCAAAACATAGACCATAGCAAATTAGTACCATTACTGGTAAAAACAATACAAGAACTAGAAGCAAGAATAACAGCTTTAGAAAGTTAAAATAAGGAGAATAAAATGGCAATAGGATATACTTGGGATTGTAAAACATGCGACACATATCCCTCTAAAAGTGGTAAATCTAATGTAGTGCATAACGTACATTGGAGGCTTACTGCAACAGACGATACTAATAAAGATAGTGATGGTAACAACTGGATAGCTAGTATTTATGGTTCACAAGCTGTAAGCACAGATGATTTATCTAGTTTTATTAACTGGTCGAGTCTAAAAGAAAGTGACGTACAGGGTTGGATAGAAACAGCTATGGGTTCAGATACTGTTACTGCTATAAAAGCATCATTAGATGCAGAGATAGCTGAAAAAGTATCACCAACAAGTGTTACTAAAACTTTAACTGAGTAATTTAAATAGATTTCAGTTTGATAGCAAAGTGCAGTATAATTAATTTTTATTAGAGGATTAATTATGTCAAAAAAAATAGAACTAACTGATGAACAAAAATATTGTAAAGCTCAAATACAAGATTTAACTCAAAAAGAAAATCAATTAAATTTTCAATTAGACCAAGTAAAAGCTAGTAAATCAGTTTTTACTAATATTCTTGCAGAATATACTAAAAATATTGCAGAAGATACATCAAAAGAAGAAACAAAAAATAATAAGGAATAATAATGGCAACAATTAAAGATGCTTTAAGTGCTATAGAAGCACACGAAAGAGAATGTAAAGCATTATACAAAAGTATTGATAAAAGATTAGAAGATGGCTCAAAAAGATTTGATAAATTAGATAATATGATTTGGGCAGTTTATCCATTTATTGTTGCAGTTGTATTTTTAGCGAGATTTGTATAATGAGTAGAGCAAAAAAATTAGTTACAGAATTTAAAAAAGGTAAAAGCACAGTAAATAAAGCTGGTAATTATACAAAACCAGGTATGCGTAAGCGTATATTTAATAGAATAAAAGCTGGTGGTAAAGGTGGTAGACCTGGACAATGGTCAGCAAGGAAAGCACAAATGTTAGCAAAAGCTTATAAAAAAGCAGGTGGGGGATATAAATAAATGTCTTACCTTATAAGTAATATACCGCATTTTAAATGTTGGGTAAGAAAAGAATTTACAGCAAATCACGAAAAATATCATGGAGAGTTTATACATGCATTAGCTATAGCAGTTAATACTATTCCTGATAGGTCATTAAGTTTTCAAGTAGTATTTACAGGTTGTGAAGATTCTGAAAATAATGTTCATGGTGGAGCAATGTGGGCAAGGATGCCTATACAAGGTTTAGTTGCAGATATACCTGTAGAAGAATGGGCAGAACCTATGGATGACCATTTAGCACAACCTTGGGATTGTGAATCAAGAGAACATTCTGTAGTAGTTATGGATAGAGTAAGTTCTAGTCCTTGGTTATGTAAAATAGATAATAATTTTTATACTGGTAAATATTTATTTACAGTTGATTACACAGGAAACTCTATTGCAGATTGTCCCGCACAACATAAACAATCTCATGTTTTATATATTACAGAAGATTGTGAATGGAAAGGTAATTTAGTTGCTTTACCTAATAATAGAGTAAGAGCAACAAGTCCTGCTTTATGGGCAACAGGAGAGGGTGCACCAGATTTTAAACCATCTCAATATACTCATTCAGCAGAAGGACATGAAAGTTATCTTGACCCATTAATAACATTTAATAATTTATATAGTGAAGGATTTGAAGATGAAATTGAATAGACGACAAAAAGAAACTTTAAAAAAACATAGTAAACATCATACTAAAAAACATATGGACGAAATGATAAAAGCTATGAAAAAAGGTACAA